CTATTTTGTCTTTCTTTTTTCGACACGCTATGGCTCGCATCATTTCGGTCTTGTAAAGAAGTCGCTCTTGGTTAATCTTGTCAATGTCTGGCATCGCCATCGTCAATATCTAACAATGATCGTATGCGCTTAATTTCCGCTTCGGCTTGCATGAGGAGCTTAGAGCTTTCGGCATGAACCCGCATCAGTTCGTGAAATATCTGCTCTTTGTCCATACGCCAGATCCGTTCCATGTACATCTTTTTGGCATCGTCACTTGCCTTCTCAATGTACTGCTCTACGGTCATTGAACCGTTGACTGTCTTTAAGCCGTTCTCCATACCCGTACCCCATCCCCTTCTCGTCTAGCGATAAATTTCTTACCCGATACTTTGCCAGCTCGGTAATTAGCATTGCACACAATTTGAATCTTGCCTTCTCGAACCAAGAAGCTCTCACCAATGTCCATCTCCTTGTAGGGGTACACATTGCGTTTTTTCTCGGCTGGCAAGGGAATGTCTTTTTGAATCTCTATCATCATTCTCTCCTTATTAATCTGTAGTACCATAATAACATGATATACACATTTAATGAATACCATCTAGGGGATAACCTTATACACCTTAACTATTTGCGTAAGGCATCCATCCTTAATCCTGATAAAGAGTTTACGCACCATTGCCAGGTGCAGTACCACGAGCAGCTCAAACCGATCATTGACGAGTTTCCAATCTATTTGGCTGATCTGCACACCCACCCCCACTCGGTCAACGCTTGGATTGGGGTCAATAACTTCTTTTATCAGCACCCACAATGCCGACATTGGGTGAACTTCCATCTAGATTGGTTTACTTACCTATCCTCCGTACTGGGTATTGCCAATCCTATGGCTAGCAAGAGGGATCTATTGTTCGATTACCCCGCCTTGACCGCCAGAACCTTTGAGCCTTTTGACTACCTCATCATTAACGCACCCCCGATGAGTGGGCAATTACCTGACTTTAACCCCCAATATTTCGTAAAAATGGTGCAAGGATTGGTAAATTTGGGTCAAAAAGTCATCACTACGCACCCCACAGGACTAGCCAATAGCACCCTGGAATGGGGTATGGATGTCACACAGATCGGTAACCTATCGAATTATTGCCAGCACATCATTGCCATTGATACAGGACCAATGTGGACAACCTTCAATACCTATAACGCTTACAGCGTTCTTAGCCGAACTATATACGGTAGAACCTCTGACACCATCGACTTAACCGCCAATACAGTTTGCTACCAAAAACTGTGATTTTTTTCTGGGGGGATTGAGTTGGGGGTCACGCACTTTGCCGACCAAAGTCCATTCAAAGTAACCTGATTTTTGTAGCTGATTTTTACGCAATCAAGCGCTACCCATTCCCAAATCGCTACCAGGTAATCGATCGATCTAACCAGGTACGCTACCCTTAAACAATGCCCGTTTTTAGTGCGGGCAGATTGTAGGCTATCTACCAATCATTACCCCTAATCTATTCATTACCTATTTATCTATCTACTATTACCACTATAAATATATATATCTATATATATATAGTATCTATCATTTTATAGACAATAGACTATAGCTATCTATATACGATAGTTGATAGAAATATATCATTGATCTAATTGTTGCATAACCTATATTTATGTATAATCACTCTATGCAAACTAATTGCATAACCTAACTACAGGAGATTTAAAAATGACTTATACATTCACTTCAGAGCCTACACAAGAACAGCGTGAGCGTTCAATGTATGGAATGACTGAAAAACAATTAGATAACATGATTGGCGTTCAATCATTTCCAGGTTTAGAGCTAATGTTTGCTGCTGGTATGTTAAGCGATTGCCAGCAAGTTTTGGAATACAGCGATTGTGATGAGAAAGAGCAATTACGCCAAATGCTAAACCAGGTTAAATACATCATGTTTAACTACATGGATAAACACAATATCCGCTAATTAACCAGGGCAGCAATGCCCTATTTTCACCTAACCTAACGGGAGAATTAATCATGCAACAATCAATTTATGACAATGTAACGAATAGAATTATCGAAGAATTAGAGCGTGGCGCTGCTCCCTGGATCAAACCTTGGAACGCTGGCGCTAGTGAAGATCAAAACATTATCAGCAAGCAGCCATACCAGGGCATCAACCGTTTAATCCTAGGCATGAGTGGATATACAACGCCTTTATGGGCATCGTATAAACAATGGCAGCAATTAGGCGCTAATGTGAAGGAAGGCGAAAAGGGTACGCAAATTGTTTTCTACTCTCCGATTGTGAAAGAATCTATTAATCCTGATACTGGCAGCGCTGAAAAAAGCGCTTACCATTGTTTAAAGACCTATTATGTTTTTAATGCTTCCCAGGTAGAGGGTATAGAGTTTGAAAGCGTTAAACCATCATTAGAAAACTTTAATCCCGTACCCGCTTTAGAGGATCGAATCCTGAAAACTGGCGCTAATATCAAGCATGGGGATTCTAGAGCGTACTATTCACCTAGTAATGATTTTATCGGGATGCCTGATAAAAACATTTTCAAGAGCGAATCCGATTACTATGCAACAGTTTTGCATGAATTAACTCACTGGTCAGGCGCTAAACATCGCTTAGATCGTACTAAAGGCGCTCGTTTTGCGGATGCTGCTTACGCCTTTGAAGAATTAGTAGCGGAAATGGGAGCAGCTTTCTTATGCCAGGATTACAAGATTGAAGGCGATTTGCGACACGCTGATTATATTGGCAGCTGGCTTAAATGCTTGCGTGCTGATAATAAAGCGATATTTAATGCAGCAGCACTCGCTCAAAAAGCAGCAAACTACATAAACGAGCTGGATGTATTAGCAATTAAACAAGCAGCATAGTGCTACCTGGTAAGCGCTTAGGAATAGGCGCTTATCGGATTAGCATTGTGCTAATCATTTAACCTAACTAACCTAATGGGGGATTTATGAAATTGGAAGGAATGTATTTATCAATCGCTAAAGAGGGAATGATGCTGGTTTATAAAGAACAGCCATTATGCAATTATAAAACCCGCTTAGATGAGATTTATCTAGTTTGCAAAATGTATAAACAGCCTATGCCTGAAAATTGCTGGAATGGCGATAAGGGCGAATGGATCAAAGCTAGCAGCTTAGAGAATTTAGCATAATCGCTAAATCATTTAACCTAACTAATGAAGGGATTTTAAAAATGAAAACTTTTGCCGATATTAAAAGAAAGCTAATCGAAGGCGCTAGCCTTACCATGATTAGGCATGATTGGTATCCACAAGGGAAATATATGAATGTATGCCGTAAGGTAATTACTAAGCAAACTAATGCCGTACAGTTTGAAGGTGGATCATGGTTATATCTTGATAAGAAAGCAGCTGATTACATACCTTTAAGCGAAAATGAATTTTTAGTGAGATTAGGCGAAGGCGCTTACATTGGTTATAGGATCAATTAAGCATGAATAAGCAAACTAAGTATTACGCTTACTTGTATTTTTGCGCTAAGCAAGGAATCCAGGCGCTTAGTTTTAACGCCTGGCTTTCTACCGTTAAACCTGGAAGGATTTATTAAAATGATTATTTATAACGATAGTTTTCTCGATAAGGTGATTCTGATTCTATCCTGGATCGCTATTCTAGCGCTTTTAATGCTGTTTTAAGCGCTTTTCTCAATCAGTTAAGGGGTTAGTATATCTAACCCTTTTTTTCGCCTTAAATCGCTTTTAAATCGTTTTTAAAAAATTGCTTATGTTTCGGCTATTTTTGTGCTGCGCTGGTTTTCCGATGCTGCTTGATTTGTGAATTGATCGCATCAGTCCTATGCGTGCGTGCGTGGTGATAGCACCAGGAGAACCAAACCAATTCAATCGATCCTAGGTCATTCTGGAAACATTGTAGCAAGGGGTCTGGCTGAGAACCCCAATTAAAACCCCAAAACCCCATACATAGATATTTCTATACGACATCTATTCTACGATGTCTAACTTACTACTATGTTCTATTCTACTACTATGTCTATTCTACGAAGTTATATGATAGAAAGAGAATAGAAGGATACTATTCTACGAAGTATCTATTCTACGATGTCTATTAGTACTTCTATGTCTATTCTACTACTATATATATATTACTATATATCTATTATATAGAATTCTATGTATGCTTTATGCAAATAGATGATTAAAAAAATAGTTGCATTAGAAAAAATAATGGTGTAATCTGTCGTTGTAGTACCTAATCAATTAACCTAACTAGGAGAACTTATGAAGCTATGTGTCGATTGCGAACACTATATTCCAGGCGCTCACACTTGCAAAAAGGATAGCTGGATCAACCCCGTTGATGGGCGCTCGATCTATTCCGATGCAATGCAAATGCGCTTTTTAGAAAACAAATGCGGTCAAGAAGCGAAGTGGTTTGTTGAGAGTAACACCAGCGAACTAGACGATCTATCAACCATTCCTTTCGGGAGATAACCATGCCAAGAACTAAAGGTAGTAAGAACAAACCAAAGTCCGTACCAATCTACACAGAGCAAGATGTACGGGATCTGAACAATCGCATTACCAAGTTAGAAGGATTAACAGAACGACAAGATGAAGCTGTCCAGCAAGGGCTAGATGAGATTAGCGAGTTGCGGGATAAGGTGGAGTTTTATCGTAAGCAAACTAATCACTATCTTGCGCTAATCAATATCTTAGCGAAGGGGGTCTAATGAAAGCCTTTCCACAGACAGGTAATTACACGCAAGAGTTTGGAGGTATGGAGTTGCGGGATTACTTTGCAGCTCATGTCATACAAGGTATGTTTTCTAATCCTGTATTTCTTGAGAAATTTCAAGATTTTAAGATTATTGAAGCGGCTTTTGCGGTAGCAGATGACATGATGAAAGCGAGGGAACAAAATGGCTAATGCTCAATCAGACTTTGCGCCAGAGGTGCGCAATAGCGCCTGGTGGTCGGGTGATTCTCGCATGGCTGCCAATGGTCGTGCTGTCGATGCCATTCTCACTAAGCAAGGTAAACGGGAGATTCCTGATCTATCCGACAATGAAGCGGTGCAGATGGGTCATGTCATGCAACCGATCATTGGGCGCTTATTCCAGGATCGGCATAAGATGGAGTTAAAGGAAGCGGATTATGCTCTCACACATCCAACAGAATCTTGGTTTCGTTCTCATTTTGATTTCATTAGCGCAGATGGTCGTGTGCTTGTTGAAGCTAAAAACTACAATGCGGGAGTTCGCAATAAGTTTGATGCCGACACCAATCGGATTCCTGATGCTG